TAGTTCTTTAATTCCCCGAAAGTTCTTTATATAAATCTTGCTTAGATACATAAGTTTGTGATATTAGAATAAAATTATATTCATACTCTGGTCTACCTCATAAATATTATTATTTATTACATATAAATGATGTAACAATTGACTATTTTATGCTCTCCAAAAGCTTAATCAGTCTTCCCAGTTCGGAGTAGGTATAATCTCTGTCACTCCTCAACTTCTCATCCATAGACCGATTGGCATTGGCCATAGCTTTTTCAAGACTACCGCCATTGTGCTCAAAGTAATTGTGTAGTCCTTTGGTCTTGATGAAAAACTCTATCGTCTTCCGATACTCCACACATTGGTTGAGGTCTTTGAGCAATGGCTCTTGTATTTCGTATGGACGTGAGGTGTAACGGAAATAGTAGAGGAAGAACAGTTCTGTGCAGCGGTGAGTTTCGAAGAACTCCACCTCGCAGTAAATGCCTTTCTTGGGCTTGTTGATGGGCTTGGCATACTTTGCCTTTAGTTTTTGGTATTGTGAACGCTCAGGCTCCTTGTCCTTCGTGTCCATATCTATGATACAGAAGATATGGTTGTAACCCATTGCCACACCCTCTGCTATCTTAGCATCCAGTTCCTTGATGTTGGTATGCTTCGGATAGTCTGGCTTGATGGTCAGACGCTTGAACACGTCGCATAGGGACTTGAAGTAGAAGAACTCCGTTGGCCCCTCACCCAGGATGAGTGCTGTTTGTCGTAGCTTTCCCATATCAGTCCTCCAGATTTATAAAGATACTACCCAGTTCTGGTTTGGCACCCAATCGGCCTATGCGGTATGAATTGTAAAGCGAGAGGTTCTTGTGCAAGCCAAAGGAGTCGCCACGAGCATATTCGGACGAAGCAGTCTCCTTGTTCTTCTCAACGAACCAAACCACACCTCTGTTCTCGTTAATCATATCCTGCGACAGGAGGGTAGTCTCCTGACTCGTGATAACCAGCTGCGACTTATCGGAGTTGAAGATGAAGACGTTGAGATAGTAGTACAGCAGGTCATTGTGCAGATCCTCGCCCAGTTCATCAAGATAGTACACGTGAGGACTCGTTATCAGGTCGTACAAGGCATCCAATATGCGGATGTATTTCTGAGTGCCCTTTGACTGCCATCTGAGTGGAATGTCAAAGTCGCCATTGTCGGAATGGTTCAAGAATGTGATAGAATCTGTTGTGGGCTTCAACAGAACATCTTTCATCTCCTCTGGGAGATTCTCCTTCTGGATACGTTCGCGGAAATCATTGGGCACAATGCGGTCTTCAACAACAGGACGATATTCCAGAATGTTCAAGTCGGCCTTCTGGAGCATCGTGTTATAGAACTTACGCTTCTTAGGATTGCTGTAAGCATCCTTCAAGATTTCAACAAGTCCCTTTTCTACATCACCATCTACATCGTGATAATTGGACATAATCCAAGCGTGAAGCGTGTTGAATGGAGCTATATCTTCTTTCAAGGCTGCCTTTCGGCAAACAGACAGCACACTGTGATTGTTCAGTGTGTTTTCGCGGATGCTCTCCTGCGTCTTGACTTGCAGCTTGAGGCTCGCACCAAATTTGATGTCGGCCTGTACATTCTCGCCCACAAAACTACGCTCATAGAACAGCGATTTCGATTTATTGGGGTAATAGTACAAGGCTTCACTCAGGATGTGCTTACCGTTGAATGTGACATCGTAGTCATATCGGGTACCATCGGCATAGAATGACACGTGCATTTCCGTTGGTTCATCTTTGGTGAGCACAAATGGTATGCAACCGCCAATCTCGACTGTCGCATCCGATTTAGGCATGACTAACAGACGGAACACCTCGTTCATGGCAATCAGCATATTTGACTTGCCCGAAGCGTTTGAACCATATAGGATGCCTAACTTGTACAAGAACACGCCATCAGCGACCTCGGTGACAAGTTCCGAAGATGGTCCCTTGGCCACAAAGCTTAATTCCTGCTTGTCGCGAATGGAAAGATAGTTCTTTACCCCAAAATCTCGTATCATATTGCAATATTTTATCTATTATCGTATTTTTACTACAAAAATACAAATAATTTTTGAAACAGACACCACATCTATCATTCATTTTCGTAATTACGATACGTTTTTATGTATATTTAACTATAAAATAGATGCCGAGATAGCAAATTAGCACCAGTTTATGCTCCGAAGTAGTTATCCGATAGCTCATTCCTTCTCTTTCACTTCAGCAACACGACTAAATTGGTAATAGTTCGCGATTCCCCTCTTGACGTATTCTCACGCGCGCAATACAAATATGTACGGGCATGAAAACGAAATGTACAAAGAGCCTATGAACCTGAAAAGAGGGAAAGGCGTGTATATAAGGGAGTTACGAGAGTGTGGAGGGAGAACAGAGGATAAAACGAAATGTGCAAAAGGTTGAATCGGGTTTAATTTGGGTTTAATTCTGTTTAGGGAAGCGTTTAATCTGAGGCGAATTTTGAACGAGGCGCGGTTTAATTTGGTTGAATTGAGAGCGGGCAAAGGTGGCGACGGGGCTGCTTTTGGTCGCTTTTTTCGTGCGTGGGCGTTTCTACGGGGCGCGGTGGACAGATGGAGGGGCGAGAGGGAGAAAGGACGGGAGAAAGGCTTAAAAGGGGCAAAGGCGGGGCGCAGAGGAAAGAAAAGAGGGCAAAAGAGGTGGAAAGGCGGGCGTTTGGGCGTGTTTTGGAGCTATTTTTGGCGCGTGTAGGAGCTTTGACGGGGTGCAGCTGCATGATGCTCAGGGGTGGGCGTTTAAAAGGTGCATAAACAGCGTTTAAATGGTGGTTAATCGGTGGCCAGAAAGGAGGCCAAACGGTGCAGGGTGGCGGTGGCTGAACCCTGCACTTTTCGTTTGTTTTTAGCCGTTGGACATAGTGTTGGTCGTAGTATTGGACGTAGTATTTAGTCCTGAATATTACCCCTAACTATACTTTTAAGGCTTCAAAAAGCGGCTTTTGGGCGAGAATACACCCCTTTAATTACCATTAAACGCAGAGGCTAAGAAATGGCGCAAGCCCTTTATCTATCGGGGTTTTGGCGTGTTTAATGGGTGTTTAACGGCAAATGAAGCCTCGTTTTTTTATTCGGTACGTATTAAGCCCATAACTATGGCTATATGATAGACGGCACGGCGCGGGATCTGGAATGGTTTATAATTTTCGTTTTCAGATACCAGCGTAATGGTTTCGTCGTCGGAGCCCTGCTCTACCTTTTTAATAAGCGCGCCTTGGTCGGTGTCGAGGACGTAAACCTTACCCCACTGGAAGAACAGGTCGGTCGGTGGCAGCATCTTGCACGCCACCATATCACCAGAGTAATAACGTGGCTGCATGGAGTCGCCGCGTACATATATAAGGAAGTCGGCATTTTTGAAAGCTGGCACGACATAGCGGTCACATTCCTGCAAAAGAACGGTTTGGCTACCCGTGAAGCAGCCCGCCATTGCTTCCACTGGAATAAGAGGAATGCCCGTCCCGTCTTTTGTTGGTGTCAGTTCTGTGGTGTTCCTGAGCATTTCGCCTCTACCAGTTAGTAACCATTCCGCGTTTAAGTCTGGGTAAGAGGATAGAATTTTTTCAATATTTGTAGAACTCATACCCTTTCCGCTTTTCTTTAACTTACCCAACAACCCAATAGACAAACCAGCGGCAACCGTCATTTGATTGTCGTTAATTCCTCTATTTTCCATATAATATTGAAGTCTTTCTATAAAATTATTGCCCATATATTGAATATTTTCATTAAATTATTTGGTAGTATAGAAATATTTCTATATCTTTGCACCCGTGTTAAGTATAACACAGCGGCCAAAGATACGAAAAAAGGTCGAAAATAACGAATTTTATAACTTAAAAGTTAATAAAGCAATGAATATTAATGAATTTAGAACCCTAACAGGGCAAGAAGTTACAGAAAGCGAGTTCGCGGACATTACCAAGCTGTATATGGCTACTGGCAACATGGACAAACAGACGTTTTGCGGTCTGTGGAAGAAAAACGACCTTTTCAGCATCGCGCTGGAGGTAGAACGCAACATGTCCGCAAAAGTCACCTTTGCGGAAAAGGTGCTCGCCAACAAAGAGCAAGAGCTCGACGACATGGCAGACCAACAGGCAGCAGAACGCGAGACCATGAGCCACGCGGCTGACGTGCTTCTGGCTGTAGATGAAGCAGACGACAACGTGGACGCTTACGAGGCAGCCATTAAACTGGTGACACGCCGCGAAGTGGTGGAGCGCAAAGTGCGCATAGGCTTGCGCCTGAGAGAGGAAGACAAGAAGTATATTTTGAACCATTTAAACAAGTAAAGATATGGAAGCAACAAGAAAGCAAATCGAGGTAACGAAAGAGGTACGCGCAGAGATTAAAAAAGCGTTTAAGTGCTCAGATATGACACTGTGGCGCGCGTTGAACTTTAGCAACGATACGCCCACCAGCCTGCGCATCAGAAAGTTTGCGAAGCAGAAGGGCGGCGTGCTGCTTCTGCTCACCCCTGCCACTGAGACGATACACGACGCGGACGGGTATATGCGCCAGTATTTCGAGAACGGCGCCATGCTGGAGGCCGACAAAGGCACTGGCACGGTGCAGGTGTTTGACGCGGACGGCAACGTGCGCCGCGAAGTGAAGCACTGCACGATCGAGCAGCTCTATATAGAACAAACCTTTGCGGGAGGGCTTTAATTATGGAGTATTACGGTAACACGCTTTGTATTAGTCACGCGGAACTAACTGCTGGTATTATATCGACCCACAATCTTGATTATTATATTAAGAGTGGCAAGGTGGAACGCGTTCGCCGTGGCTGTAATGGTACTCCTGCGCTGTTTGCCGTCGAAAGCCTGCCTTTGAAATATCGGACAGAGGTTTACCGCCGCTACCCCGACGCACAGGAAAAGGCGGACAGCAAGCCATTTGTGGAGGCGATAGAGCCAGACGGCGAGGCGATGCAGTATTATGCGGACTATGTGCTGGCCGACGGGCGGCACCTGAGCAACGAGAAGCAAACGGAATACGCCAACAACTGCGCCATAATGAACGCTTTCAGGCTGTGCATAGACCGCGCGAACAGCCACCGCATCCGCCAGAGCAAGGCGAAGATAAAGCTCGGCGAGTTCTGGACAAAGGCAGCGGCGGCACTGCCCCGCATATCGGACGCATGGCCTAACAGCCTGCCACAGAACGCAAGGAGGCTGCACATGAAGTTCAACGAATACCAAAAGGCGGGCGCGGTGGTATTCATCAGCAAGAAGTTTCAGAACTCGAACGCCGCCAAGGTGGACGACGGGCAGAAAGAGGCCGTGCTCACGCAAATGATAGCACACCACAACAACCTCGACAACACCATGGTAGCCGAATACTACAACAAGGTGGCGGACATGCAGGGCTGGGAGCGGATAACCGCCAGCACGGTGGGCGTGTGGAAAGAAAAGCTCGACCTCGTGACGGCAGCGGGCAGACGCGGCGCAACGAACTTCAGGAACGAGAGGAGCATGCAGGTGAAGCGGCGGAGACCAAGCGCGGCGTTCCTTATGTGGACGCTGGACGGCTGGGACTGCGAGCTGCTCTACCAGACAGTGAGGGAAGACGCACAAGGCCACCACGTGACCACCTACTCGAACCGCCTGTGCTTGGAAGTGGTGCTCGACCCCTGCTGCGACTACCCGATAGGCTACGCGATAGGCACGCACGAAACGCCCGCCCTCATCACTGAGGCACTGAGGAACGCGGCACAGCACAGCGCGGAGCTGGCGGGGCAGATGCTGAGAGCCAACCAGCTGCAATGCGACCACTACGGCATCAAGGCCATGACCCCGCTCTATCTCGCCATGAGCGACAAGCTGACACCCGCGAGAGTGAAGAACGCAAAGGCAAAGCCGGTGGAGGCATACTTCGGGTACCTGAACAAAAACTACTGCCAAAGGTGCAACAACTGGTCGGGCTTCGGCATCACGACCGACCCGAAGAAGCAGCCGAACAGCGAGGCACTGAACATGTTGCGCCACCAGTTCCCCGACGAGGAGGGAGTGAGACAGCAGATACACGCCATCATGGCGGCGGAGCGACAGAAGAAGCACGCGCAAATGATGCAGATGCTCGCCAACCTGCCCGCCGAAAGACGGCTACCGCTGACAAAGGAAAACTACCTGCTCTACTTCGGCGACACGACGGGACAGACAAACGCCATTTGCGGCGGCGGGCTGAAGCCTACCCTGCTGGGCGTGAAAAGGGAATACGACTCGTTCGACCTGACATTCAGGCAGCACGCGGGCGAAAAGTGGCGGGTGCTGTACGACCCGAACGACCTAAACCAAGTCTTGGCCGTGAACGAGGACGGAACGCTGCGCTACATGCTCACCGAAAAGTATGTGCAGCCCATGGCTCTGGCAGACCGCACGGAGGGCGACGCAAGGGAGCTGCAAAAGGTGTTCGACTACAACGACCGACTGGAGGCGCACGTGACCGACCAACTGGCCGAAGCCTACCACAAGACGGAGGAACTCATCGCCGACAACCCACGGCTGGGCAACGTGCTGAACCGCTTCTGCCTGTGCGACAGCAGAGGACAACACAAGCTACCGCGCGAGGAAAAGAGGCTCGGCATAGAGAGCACCAAGGTGGTGGCGGCAGAGGCGCGGGAAATACCGACAACGCCAAAGGGCAGCGACGCGGACGACTACTCAATATTTTAAGTAACAAACAATAAAAAATAACAGCAACATGACAAAGGACGAAAAGGTACAGATAGCAGAACGCCTGAAAAGTTTCTGCGCACAGAAAGGCAGCCAGAACAAGGCAGCCAAGAGCATGGGCATCAGCTCGGCGACGCTGAGCAAGGTATTGAACGGCGACTGGGACACCATAAGCGACGACATGTGGCGAAGCATCGCGGCACAGACGGGGCACGACGCGACGGCATGGCAGACGGTGGCGACCAGAGGCTTTGAGCGCATGGGCTTCATACTGGACAACGCCAAGCAGGAAAGCCTCGCCATAGCCGTGACGGGCGACGCTGGCTGCGGCAAGACGGAGGCCGTGAAGCAGTACACGGCGGGGCACGCCGCCACCTATCACCTGTGCTGCTCGGAATACTGGAACCGCCGCACATTCATCGCGAAGCTGCTGCGCGCGTTGGGCAAGGACATGGCGGGCACGGTGAGCGAGCAGATGGACGCGATAGTGGAGGAACTGCAAGCCGTGGAAAAGCCGCTCATCGTGCTGGACGAAGCCGACAAGCTGAGCGACCAAGTGCTCTACTTCTTCATATCGCTTTACAACCAGCTCGAGGGTCAGTGCGGGCTCGTGCTGTGCGCGACCAGCTTCTTGGAGAAGCGCATCACACGGGGCGTGAGGTTCAACCGCCGCGGCTACCAAGAGATTTACAGCCGCATAGGCCGCAAGTTCGTGAAGCTGCAAGTGGTGAACGACGAAGACATCGCGGCGGTATGCAGAGCCAACGGCGTGACCAGCGCGGCCGACATAGGCGCGATAATCAAGGACGCGGACTGCGACCTGCGCCGCGTGAAACGCGCCTGCTGGACTATCAAGAAAGGGGGCAGGGCATGAACGGCGCGGACTTCACGAAACGCCAGCGCATCACCCTCGGCATGAAGACCAAGGAGGCGAGCAAGGCGATGGACGAATGGCTCTACCGACAGGCACCCTGCGACATGAGGGTGCGCAGAGCCAAGACCAAGGGCATGGTGGCGGTGACAATAGAGACCGACCCCAAGGACAAAGACGGCGCGGGGCTTATCTGGGCATCATGGTGCGTGCAGAACCTCGACGGCGTGAAAGTGGACATCAAAGACATATAAACGGCGTATGGCAAGGGCGATAAGTAACAAGAACGTATTACAGGCAAAGTTTGACGTGGCCGACTTCGACGGGGCTTTCCTCGCCAGCTTCGGACGGCCGGAGCTTCGTGGCGAATGGCTGATATACGGCGGCTCGGGCTGCGGCAAGACCACGTTTGTAATGCAGCTTTGCAAGTATCTGACCCGCTTTCGCCGTGTGGCCTACAACTCGCTGGAGCAAGGTCTTTCGCTCTCTCTGCAAAAAGCATGGGAGCGCGTGGGCATGGAAGAAGTGGGCACGCGCATCATCCTGCTGGACAAAGAGAGCCTGAAAGACCTCACGGCGAGACTAAAGAAGAAGCAAAGCCCCGACATCATCGTAATAGACTCGGTGCATTACTGGCTTGGCTTCAAAATGAGCGACTACATGAAGCTGCGGCAGCAGTTCCCCGACAAGCTGTTTATATTCGTGGCGCATGAGCGCAAGGGCGAGCCGAAAGGCAGCCTCGCGCAAAACCTGCGCTACGACGCTGACATCAAAATAAGGGTGGAGGGCTACAAGGCATTTACGACCACCCGCTACGAAGTGGCAGAACGGCATGAGGGCGGCGCGGACTTCATCATCTGGGAGAAAGGCGCGGCGGAATACTGGGCGAACATAACAACAAAATAAAAAAGACTATGGCAAAGGAAAACAAGACAATGGACGAAATACACAGAGGGTTGCTAAAAAAATACCACACCCTCTGCTCGGTGCTCGGACTGAGCGCGGAGGAAAAGAGAGCGATCGCGGAGAGCTACGGCGTGGAGAGCAGCAGGGACATAGACACCCACGACCTCGTGAACATCTGCGCGAAGCTCTCGGAACAGGCCAACCAGAAGACGGGCACGGGCGACATGGACAAACTGCGCAAGCGTGTCATGGCTTCGATAGGCCAGTACCTGAGAAAGAGCGGGCGCAAGAGCAACGCCAGCGTGATAAAGGCGATAGCGTGCAGGGCTACGGCTCACGACGACTTCAACAAGATACCGCGCGAGAGGCTGCGCAACCTCATCGCCCTGTTTAACAACAAGGTGAAAGACAGTGAGGCGGTGGACAAACTGACGGCGGCGGAAGACGTATTAAACAACATGGCGAAGCTGTACGGCGTAATGCCGAAAGGCCAAGCCTAAAATAAAGATAATGGCTTATGTGGTTGAATGAAAGTAACAGAATGAAGCATTTCGCGTATGCGATACCGTGCGGCTTTGTAGGCACGGAGCTGTTTGTGCTGGGCTTGGCGGTCGGCATGGAGTTCAAGGACAGAATGTACGGCGGGCGGTTCGACTGGCTCGACATCGCCGCCACGGTGCTGGGCGGCATCGTGGGGCAGCTGCTGCAAGTGGCGTTAATCATCTTATTGTATAACATCTAAAACAAGCAACGGAATGAAAAAGTATTTCAAGGGTTTGGGCATCGCGCTGGTATATGCGCCGTTTGCCATTATTGGCGTTATCGTCATCGCCACGGGCATGATATTCAAGGCGGCGGGTTACGCGCTGTTTGGCGACTTCCAGCACGCCACGGACGAAATAAGACAAGTAAAGCTGCTATAAACAGCATTAAATAACCATTTAAACAGTATTAAAACAATGGAAACAAAGGACAAAGTAAAGGTCGAAATGACCAAGGAACAGGCCGAAGCGTTCGCAGCGTTTCAGGCACAGCAGAAGAAAGAGGCAGAGGCGAAGCAGCGCAAGGAAGACCGCGAGACCTATGCCAAGATCGTGGACGAGGAAATAGCGGCGGCCATACCAGAGCTGCGCGCCCTGAGCGACCGCATCAAGGCGGTAAAAGCCAAGGTGTACGGCAGCTTCGCGCAGGTGCTCGACATGAAAGCCAACGTGCTGCGCATCACCAAGGACACACAGCGCACGCACACCTTCACCCACTCGAACGGCAAAATGCGCCTGACGCTGGGCTGCAACTGTATAGACGGCTACCGCGACACGGTGGAGGACGGCATCGCCATGGTGAAGGACTACATACAGAGCCTCGCCACCGACGAGAAGACACAGACCCTCGTAAAGGCCATTATGCGACTGCTGAGCCGCGACGGCATGGGCAACCTGAAGGCGAGCCGCGTGTTGCAACTCAGAAAGATGGCCGACGAGAGCAAGAACGACAAGTTCAAGGAGGGTGTGCAGATAATCGAGGAGGCATACCAGCCGACCATGACCCGCCAGTTTATCCGCGCTGAGTGGAAAGACGAGAAGGGACAGTGGCACATCATACCGCTGAGCGTGACCGACGCGGACACCGACGAAGAAAAGGCGGAGGAAGAAGCAAAAAAAGATTAAGCGTGCCGCCTGTGCATTTCCCCGAAAAGAATACCACAAGACAACACGCCCCGAATTTTGTTAATAAAGCGGTTGCAAAAATAATAAAATTTTTCGGGAAATGTGCAGAAATCACCACAAATCTACCATTGAGCGCGTAAAAAAAGTGCGTGCGATAGTAAATCGCTATTATGAGAGTGGCAATAATAGCAGATGTTACAAGGCAGTGTGGCGGCGATATGTGAACCCGCTCTATCCTATGAGCTACCGGACGTTCCTTAGCTATCTGGACATTCCTACACCACCACCCGACAACCCCACACCACTGGAAAAGTCGCTTTTTGACTTTTGGGACGATATGCCAGTTTATCAATCTTGAAAAATTAAGGCTGCATCGAAATGGTGCAGCCTTTTTTTGTCTTCATCAGACGCGGTCGATAATGTCCATGTCGGTGAGCGGCACGGCTCTGCATGGTCGCTTTGCGGTGGCATCCACGGCGTGGGTCTGCCACCTCTCTATGTTTTCCATGAGCTCGCCGTGGTTGTGGTTTGTCGCGCTGGCGGTGAGCATGAAGCAGCCGAAGCCGTCGCCGCTCAGTCCCTGCATGGCGGCGTTCACGCGGTCGATAAGGTCGAAATACTGGAGGGCTATGTCTATGCGCTTGTCGGCCGCGCCAGCGGTGTAAGCCTGCCAGCGCGTGACGACATGGAGGCGCACGGGAATGTCGGCATCCCTCTGCCAGTTGCTGAGCTGGTGAACCTCGTACTGCTCGAACTCAATGAAGACGGCGGGCAAAGGCCACGGCACTGAGGTGGAGACCTCGACGACGTGCTCGTTCCAAAGGTCGATAAACTTAACGTCTGGGCACCGCTCGGCGATACGCTGGGCGATAGCCTTAAAAATCTGCTTTCTCATTTCTTCTTAATTCTACTGCTTATAAAGTTGGACATACTGAGGCTGAACGCTTGGAGATTGTCGTCGATCACGTCCTTAATGAGCTGCTGGGTCTCTTTGCCGTCGCCTATGAACTGACGCTGCGGCATATTGAACCGCCGCTGGTGGGACTTGACCTGATAGCGTTTTCCCTTTTTGCTTGTGCGATAATGCGCCTTAACGGTGAGGGTGCCCTTTCCGCCCTCGTTGTGGATCGTGGTGTAAGGGAGTGAGGAAGAAAAGCGCACGCCGTGGTTCACGACCTCGCTTTTGATGCTTCGCCTCATCGCGCCCGTGACCACCAGCAGGGAGCCGAGTGCTTTCTTATCCTTTCGGGGCTTCCACGCATCCGTAAAGAACGCTTTGCGCTGGAAGTTCTTGTCGAACTCATCGGTAAGCTCTACGCGCATATCCTTTAAAATGTCGGCTTCGAGCTTCTGGCCGTCGATAATATCAGACATTTTGCTAAATTATTGTTAATAAATATACTACTTACAGAAAATCGACGTATCTTTGCGGACATGAAACAGATAACAATACCAAAGGAAGTAAAGCAGGAGGCTCAGTACCTCATTGACCGCTACGGCGACCGTCTTAAATATCTCGGCGACGTGGACGGCCAAAAGGCATGGCTTTTTGTGTACCCTGAGGAGGTGACGAATGGTTATCCGTTTCTTTATTTGTTCAAAGACGGCAAAGCTGTGGAGATAACAGGCTCGTCCGTTTTTGATTTTGCAGAGCTATACGTCGAAAATCTCGACGAAATCGGTATTGAATAGCTTGTTGTCTATTCGCATGATACCGCGACAATCATGTTGTATTTTTCCGCCCTGTTTGGCCAAATTCTTTATATCATCCCATTCACGCCCCGAACCCTCGGAGTTATCATGCTGTGGCTCTATATATTTAAGCGTACCATCTTTAAAACGTTGTAAAATAGTCATGTGCCCGCTGCGCGCGCCCCATCCTATAGAGAGACCATAAACGCCCTCCTCCTTGCACGTTTCATCAAAGAACTGCAACCACCGCTTTTCTGTCATTTGTTTGCCATTCTTGGCGGCGAGCCAGTCGTTCACCTTTGTGTATTTTGCAGGTGTCCCGTCTGGGTTTTTCCAAACTTCCCAACAGTTATACCCACGACTTAAATATTCAAGCTTGGAACCTGTTGTGTTACCTTTGGCCGTTACGTTTATACCCATAAGGCGAAGCATATAGGCAGGGGCACAAGTTTGGCAGTTAATTTCGTAAGGTCTGTCCTTTGCTTTGTTATATTTCGTGTTCAGTCTGTACCGGTTGCCCTTTTTATCCACATACGCCCCTTTAGGGTCTAATATGAATTTTTCCACATGGTGAGGGTTTGCGTGCTGTTTGTCCGCTTGCTCTACGCTCATAGGCTTGCCAACTTTCACGCCTAACTTTTCGGCAATCTCGTAATTATTCAGAGCCTTTGCGTCTTTCTCTGCATCCGTCAAATTATCGGGTAGCTGTGCGCGAAGCTCTGCCACTCGCTTATTTTTCTTTTGTTCCGCCGTGAGCTGCTTTATAACTTTCTTTGCCGCCGCTGGTGCTTTGTAATACGGGTGCTTAGGCGGAAACAGCTGCATTTCGGTGCCCGCGTTATATCTGAACATACGCTGCTTTAGCGTGTCGGTGGCTTCATCGCCCAACTTCATGGCCTCTTTTGGGTCGCTCGGCTGGTACTTGGCGCGTCTGACCTGCACCGCCTGACAGCGGCAGCCCCAACCATTTGGCGGGTAATACTTCGACCAGAACGGGTCGTCGGCTGGCAGCGTAATGCCGTCGAGTGCCGCATGGTCGGGACGCACGCGGGAGTCCTGCGCCGTGCGGTACTGGAGGAAATAACGGTCTGTGTCCTTGGAGAGGTCTGCCCACTTTACCGCCATGAGTGAAGAACCGAGGGCGTGCTTATACTCGGCGTTTAGCCAGTTCACGTTGTAGTTCTGGTTAATCTGCTGCACGTCTTTGCGGAAGTCGTCGAACGGCTTCACGTTTCCCTTGTCGTCGAGCATGGACAGCCCCACCTCGCGGAGGGCGTGGAACGTCTTAAAGCCAGAGAAAATAAAGCCGTTGTTTTCGAGCGCGTAGCGGAGAGTTTCGGGCACGTCGTGAGGTATGGACGTTTCGACCGCGCGGTTAATCACCTGCGTGGTAGCGTCGATCACCTTTCGGGCGCGTGGGTCGGTGAGCTGTGAGGCATCGAAGCCGCCCGCGTCGTACACCATTTTTGCGGCATCGTCGAAGACGGCGGGGTCGAACGTCGGCACATCGTCATCCTCGCCCTTGGCCAGCTGGAGGGTGTCGCCCTCATAGTAGAGCTGGAGCAAAGCAGAGTGAAACGCCCCGTAAGAGCTGCGCAGGTCTGCGGCCTGCGCGGGGCTTACTGGAAAAAAGAGTTAAGCGCGTCGGGCTGTGTCTTCGCCTCGCGCTCGCCAGTGATACCGACGTTGTATTTGTCGATGAAATACTGAGGATCAATCTTATAGTATTCGAGCAAAACGCGCTCTATCTCTCTTTGCTCGGACGGCGTGAAGCTGGCCGCGTCGTCCCACTCATAGCGCAAGCCAGCGACAGGAAAGCCGTGCATGAGCATGAACGGCAGCAGCTTGTCGTTGATGTTGTACGCCAGCATGGTTTTGTCGTCCTCGACCACATTCTCGAAAACTTCGAGGTGGGTTTCAGACTGTGAGAGGCTGCTTCCGCTGTCTATGGTCATGGTCTGGTTAAGAATGCCCTTCGACATCTCGGAGTTACAGCGGTCTATACGCTTGTCGAAGACGTTGTAAGCATCGCCGCGGCTGCTTTCCTTTATCTCTATGTCGGTGCCGTCGGGAAACAAGCCCCAAAAGGCGGAGCCCATGTTTTCGAGCGCGTCCTCAATCTTCTTGCGCTCGCCATCGTCGGTTGTGGTGGCCTTGGCTATGCGCATAGGCGCGCCGAATATCTCGCCGAACATATCCCAAAAGCCCAACATATTGCGCTTGCTGATACACTGGGGCGAACAGGCGAGCAAGAGGCCGAGGTCGGTCTTGCCGCCAGCCTCTAAACACCACTGCGAGAACTCGCCATCGCGGTAAGGAATGCCGCTGTGCCAGTCGTCGCCCACCGTTTTGAGGAGGACGCCATGCTCAGGACAAACGTGTTTGCGCGGCACCAGTTCCACGTCCTCGAAGCGCATATCGTAGCCCGTGCCCACAATGTCGCCGAACTGAATGAGGGAATGCCCCCAATAACGTGAGGACAGAACGTGCGTACAGTAGTCGTCGAACCACTCTTTGCGCAGCAGGTCGGTGGCCTTTTCGTCTTCCTTGCCATCCTTGCCCACAAGTCGGTATTTGTTGCGCTTCACCATGCCCACGCGCTGGGAGATACAGCCCTGCAAATGCAGGTCTATGAGGTTGTCGGTGTAAATGTCGTAAAGCAAACAACGCTGCGGGTTATCCACGTTAATGGCCGCCTGCCATGCCTGACGCCACATACCCACGTCCTTTTTGGTGAGCGCGTCGGTCTGCTGGAGCAACTGGGCTGTGAGCTTCATGCCCTGCTTTGAGCGCGCGAACTTAGCCAGCCGCTGCATATCATAGCGGCTATACACCTGCTCGCCCGTGACGGCGGCGTAGGCTGTTTTAAGTCTGTTTAAAATATCCATAACTATGATGCTGTTTAATAAAGTGTTTAACGCCGTTTAATAAGCCGTGAAAAGCCCATTAAACGGCGTTTAATCTGTTTACTACCATGTGGGGCGCGTCTTCTTCTGACTTCCCCACTTTACTGGGTTTGCCGCGTCGGTGTCGCCGTCCTCGCTCACGTATGTGGGGAAGTTGGGCGAAGCCTTGGAGGCTTGCACGTCACGCAGCCATTTGATGCTCTCGTTGTAAAGGCTCTCACGCCGTTCTATGCCCATGTTTTGCGGCAGACGGTGAACCATGAGCCACAGGGCAATATTGACACAGCACTGCACCAGCTGGGGGTTTCGGTCTTCGCCCGTCTGGCGAAAGGCGCGCGCCATGTCGTAGCGTCCGCGGGTGTAGCTGCTTATTTGTTCCTGTGCCGCGCGCTCGGCGGTGAGGCGCAGGTCGGTGTTTGCCTGCAACGTCTCGAACTCGAAGTCGTCGCACACCGCCTTGTAATCGTCATCGTTTAGAAACATCGCGCTTTCGGAAATTAAGGAAACAACGGCTGCAATCTCTCTTAGGCAGCGGCTGGGGCACGGCCTCGAACATGGCAATGCTTCGCGCCTTTTCGGCCGTGAAACCCTTGCCAAAGCGGTGCTGGCGTATGAGCTTCTTAACGCCCTGCATGGAAATCACGCGGGGACGGCCACCCCAAACAAGAACCAAGAACTTACGGCGGTGCAGGTTTGCATCGCGCTGAGCCTTACGAATGGCTCGACGTGCCCTAAAGTCGAAGACCACGGCACGAAAGAAATGCTTTAACTTTTTCATGTCTTTACCACATTATGTTTTTAGCCGACCGACGTTTACCGAAAGACGGCGTGAATTTGGAAATGCTCGAATGCTTTTGCAGCAGAAAAATGGCTCCCTCGTCGGCATCGGGCGCATCATCGTGGCCGCGCATACCCTTTTGGAAAGCCAGCGTGAAGTCGACGGCGCGCACCATGTCGGGGTCGTCCTTTTGCTGCTCATCGTAGAAGACGAAGCCACGCTCCCAAAGCGGCGCGACTGCCTCGATACGCTGGAACTTGTCGGGCTTCTTTCGCTTGTCGCCCAATATGGGCAGCTGGTAGCCCCGAAGCTGTCCCTCAGTCTCGAAGTCCTCAAGCTGTTTGTCCTGCATGAAGTTGGCCTCCATGTAGAACTTAATGGCTATGCCCTGCTGCTGTGCCCACTCGTAGAGGTCGTAACACCAGCGCACCATCTCGCTGAGGGTGGTCTGGCGTACAAAGGCGCGCAAATGCCAGAGCCGCGTCTGTTTATCCTTTCCCCACAGCTTCGCCGCCTTGTAGTCGTTCTTGGCGGTGGACTTCCAAGCGGGGTCGATATACAGCACTATCTCGGTGAAGTCGCGCCACGCTGGACGCTTCGCCCATCTTATCCAGTCCTGACGGAATACGGCACCCTCCACGATCGGGTTGTTCATGTACTCTTTCTGGAAAGAGCGGTACCCCTCGAAATCCTCAATCGCCTGCACCTCGGCGCGCGTCCACTTCGCCGCCCATGACACGCGACCCTCCTTGTCCAAAATATCGACCTGCGACACCTTTACGGACTTAATGGCGCAGATGTTGGCCAGTACCGACGTTTTGGAAATAAGGTTGCCCACCATGATGAAGCGGCCGCGGCCGCCGTCCAAGGCACCGAAAAGAGCCTCCTTCACCCAATCGGTGAGGCGGGAGACGCGGGCGGGGTTCTCGCAAAGCTCGTCGTCGTCCAAGTCGTCTATGACTATGTAGTCGGGACGGTGGGAACGATAGCGGAGACCACGCGGCGACTGTCCACGGCCACGGGCGAAAAAGGCTGTGCCGTCCTTGGTGACGAAAGACCCCTCCTCCCATGTGCCGTTGTTGTACTGCTCGCCGAAGTCGGCGGCGTAACGCTTGTTGTACTGGAGCTCGGCCTGCAAGTCGGCCAGCAGCGTGTTTGCGTTGTCCTGAGACTTGCCCACCAGCACCATGACCCAAAACTGGCGGAGCGAAGCCCCGCCGTATATCTGCGCCTTTAGCCACATCGGGATAAATATGTCCAAGTGTGTGGACTTCGCCGCGCCACGGTGCCACTTAAAGACCGCCTTTATATTTTTGTCGCAAATGATTTGCTTCGCGGCTTTGAGGTGGAACGGCGCGCACGGCGTTTGCTTGCCCGTCTGCGGGTTCGTGGTGTAGTGTGGGAAGTAATAGTCGACAAACGCGCCATAGTCGGAAAGCAGGCGTTTAATGCGCTGCTTCTTCTGCGCATCTGTCTCGTGGGTATTCACGGTGGTGGCCTCTTGCACGTCCTCACAGTGAGCCTTCCACAGTTCCAACGCCTCTTTGGGCGTAAGTTTGTCGTACTTTGGCATTTTTACTTATTGATAAGTTTGTTTTGCATCAGATAATTAATGTACTGGTTGTGATACTTGTTAATGGTCTTCAAAAGCTCAGGCGTAATATCCTCGTCGAACTCGGCCTGAAACTGCAACCACTTGGAGAAAGCCATGAACACCTCGATAACGTCCACGATGCTGGTGTGCTTGTCGAGCTTTTCGATAGTGGCGGCGAACTTGGCCAGCTTGTCGCCCAAGCCGTTTGCCGCGTCTGGGTCGTCGCTGTCATTGACGGCCTCTATCATCTTGTCGACCGTGCGCAATAGCTTATTAACAAGTTCGGGGCGTGTTATGTTTTGCGCTGCTCGTTGCTCTGCCCATCCGCCGACGTTCACCCACTTGGTAATGGTCTGGGCTGACACGCCCACTTTCTCGGCTATTACTTTCTGCTGTTCGCCCTGCATATAGAGGAGGCGGGCGTAGTCCTTTTTATCCTCAAGTTCTTTCTTTGTAATCATTCATAATTTAAACGCTTTTATGTTACTACTAAAACAAACGCCGACGCATCGCACAGCGGCAGGCATCGGCGTAATACGAGTGCAAAAGTCCCCATTTTTCGGCGAAAATAAAAAAAGAGTATCAAACTTCGACACTCTATTTTTGTAGCTCAGGAAAAGTCGCGACTTTTGCGGTCGTGTTTCATCGCGGTGTAGAGCAACGGCAGCTCGCTTGGCTCATTCCCAAGAGGTTGCAGGTTCGAGTCCTGCCACCGCAACGGTTAGGTTTTAGTTTTTAGTCATAATTTACGATTTTTGAGTTTAAGGTTATTAGATTTATTAGGGTAACGAAACACCATCGGAACGGTGGCCAGCTGTGAAGCCCGCCACCTTTTAAGTAGAACTTTTAAATTAAAAACAAGGATATGAAAGAAGTAGTTATTAACACCAGTGGACTGAACTGTTACGGCAGCCGCGTGCTGACGGCAGGACTGGACACGACGCAATATTGCAGGAACCCCGTGCTTCTTTGGATGCACCGCCGTGGCGGCGAGAATATGCCCATCGGCAAAATGGAGAACCTGCGAGTGGACGGCGACCGCCTGATAGGCACGCCCAAGTTTGACGAAAAGGACGAGTTTGCCAAGAAGATAGCGAGCAAATGGGAGGACGGCTACCTCAACATGTGCTCGGCTGGCATCGAAATACTTGAGTACAGCATGGAGCCTAAAGACCTTTTGCAGGGACAGACGCGCGCCACCGCCACATCGTCGAAGCTGGTGGAGGTCAGCATCGTGGACATAGGGGCTAACGACGAAGCCCTGAAGCTGTACGGCGGCGGCAAGCTGCTGGAGCTGGCGGCTGGTCAGGACTGCGACCTCTTGCCGCTCGTGAAGCCATCGGAAGAAGAAACGCCAAAGCCTGAGCCAGAGGCGGAGGCACAGTCAAACGAAAATATAAAAACATTCAACATGAAGAAAGAAACATTTTTGCTCCTCGGCCTGCCTGAGACCGCGACCGAGGAACAGGTACACGCCGCCATCGTGGACATGAAGTCAAAGGCGGACAACGCGGAGACGCTGACCCTCGCCGCCATCACGGCACAGGTGGACAACGCCATCAAGGAACACCGCATCACAGCCGACAAAAAGGACATGTTTGTCAAGCTCGGCAAGACATCGGGCGTGGAGACCCTGCGCCAGACCTTGGAGCTTATGCAGCCCGTGCGCAAGCCTAACGACGTAATCGACACCAGCAAGGACGCGCCACAGGGAGGCCAGCACGAACAGGCCACCTTTGCCAAGCTCTCGGAGGTGCCAGCCGACCAAATCGGCAAAATGCGCAAGGAGAACCCAAAGGAGTATATGCGCCTTTACAAGGCAGAGTACGGCATCGACTGCCCGAAGCTCGACGACTGAGGGGCGCGTTAAACGACTATTTAAACGGCATTAAACACCAATTAAAACAGATAACAAAACGAATGAAACGATTTAAGAAAGTATTGAGTTTTTGCATCATGCTTTTGCTGGCCGCGCTCAGCTTCGCGGCAAAGGTGGCTATCAACGGAGCCATCGGCGCGGGCATCGCCTATGTGTTGGGCGGCGAGCCTTTGGCGGGTGCAGTAGTGGCGAACTTGGTAGCCCTTTTCCTCTTGCCTTTCCTGCCCAAGGCGGTGGCGCGCGCTGGCGTGCTCACTGAGTTGTGGACGGGCGAAATGATTAAGGCGTTCCGCACACCGCCCGCAGCGGTGGGCTGGTATGACCGTGTACGCTCATACGACCAGTATGTGAACAACGACGTAATCCACTTCACTGAGCTTGGCGGAGACCCTACGGTGCTGGTGAACAACAAGACCTACCCGCTCAATATCACCAAGCTGGACGACGCGGACAAGCCCGTTTCTCTCGACCGCTTCGACACAGAGGCCACACCAGTGACCGACGACGAACTGCACGCCGTAAGCTACGACAAAATGGGCAGCGTGCTGGAGCGTCACCGCGAAGCCCTAAAGGAGACCACATGGCAAAAGGCAATCCATGCCTATGCGCCTGACGGCCACAAGGCGGGCAAGACGCCAGTCCTCGCCACTACGGGCGAAACCGTGGACGGCCGCAAGAAGTTCACCGTCGCCGACCTCGTGAACTTGAAACGCGAGTGCGATAAGATGAAAATGCCACAGGACGGCCGCGTGCTCGTTCTTTGCCCTGACCACAGCAACGACTTGCTGGAGACATCGAAGAACTACGCGGAGCACTACAACATCAACGACACGGAGGGCAAAATTACCCGCCTGTACGGCTTCGACATCTACGAATACAACGGTTGTCCTTACTTCAACCAGACAACGCTCAACAAAATTGCGTTTGGAAAGGCGGCAGGGGCAACGGACGCGCAGGCATCGGTCGCTTTCCATGTGGGCAGCATGATGAAAGCGAACGGCTCGGTGCAGTTCTACCATCAGGACGCTGTGACCGATCCGCTCTACCACCGCAACCTCGTAAACTTCCGCAAATGGAACTTAGCCCTACCGCTCAAGGACAACTGCACACGCGCAGCCGTCGTGAGCGCAAAGGCATCTTAACAATATAACCCGCTAAAGAATGGCAAAGCTAAAATATTTGGTCATTCACTGCACAGCCACAAAGGCAGGCCGTGAGGTGACGGCGGCGGAAATACGCCGCTGGCATACCTCGCCGCCGCCTGTGGGTCGCGGGTGGAAGCAGGTGGGATATACCGACCTTTTCCACTTGGACGGCAGTGTGGAGCGGCTGGTGAGGAACAACGAAGACGACAACGTGGACAGCTGGGAGATAACCAACGGGGCGGCAGGCTTCAACAGCGTAAGCCGACACGTCGTCTATGCCGGAGGCTTGGCAGCCGACGGCAAGACCCCGCAGGACACCCGCACGGCGGCGCAGAAAGAAGCCCTCAGAAAATACGTGCTGGACTTCCACGAGCGACACCCGCAAGTAATGATCGTCGGCCATCACCAACTAAACAAGGCCAAGGCGTGCCCGTCGTTCGACGTACCCGCGTGGCTTGAAAGCATAGGTATCAAACAATAATTAAAATGAATGAGCAGCGAAATAATAACCCTCATCGTGTCTTCACTGACGGCGACAATTAGCGCACCGCTGGGCGCGTGGCTCGGCGCGAAGCTGCAAAGCCAGAAGTACAAGACGGAAATCGACAGCCTGCGGGCGGAGGTACAGAAAAAACTCGCTGGCGTGAAAGACAGTGAACTGGAGAACGTGCGCAAGGCAAACGACATCTTGGTCGAGGGTATTGTAACGCCGCTTAAAAAGGAAATAAACAGTTTACGCCGTGACGTGGATAAATTCAGAAAAGCAGTGGAGAAAATACCTTCCTGCGCTCACGCTGACAATTGCCCTGTGTCTCGCCAGCTGCAAAAGCTCGAAGACCGCGACAACGGAGCAGACAACGACGACGCAGGAAAATAACGACAACCAGCAAAGGCTCGACAGCATGGTGAGGGTGGAGATAGGCAAGACGCTCACCCACCTGCATGAGCAGAACAGCCAGAGCGAAACGGACGTTATCATCTTCGACACCACACAGCCCGCCGACAGTTCGACGGGTCTGCCACCAGTGAAGGCAGCCGTGAAGCACCGCAAGAGCGTGCAGAGCAAGGACAGCACCGCACAGCGAAGCAGCGAGCAGGCCGCCACCAACGTGCAGAGGCAGACGCAGGACAAAGGCAAGAGACTGGCAGACACGAACAGCAAGACAAAGGAAAAGACAACACAGCCCGCACACACGATTTTCAATTCATGGCTCTGCGGGCTACTGTGCGTCCTGCTGGTCTGGGGCTTCATCAAGTACAAACGTAAAAACAAAAAATAATACAATGGCAACAAGTTTAACAATCGTGCGCCAGAATGGCAACGTGGCCAAGTCGCTGGACGGCCAAGACCACGTGAGCGGCTTCATCGCCTACCTTTTGCAGGGCGACATACCCGCCGCCTTCGCAAACGGCCAAGTGCAGGCCATAAGCACCATCGACAAGGCCGAAGAGCTGGGCATCACGGCCGACTCGGACAAATGGAGCGTCAAGATGCTGCATTACCAGCTTGAGGAGATATTCCGCATCAACGACGGCATAAGCCTCTTTGTGGGTCTTTTCTCGAAGCCTGAGCAAATGACCTTCGCTGAGGTGGCGACCGTGCAGAACTACGCGGAGGGTGCCATCAGGCAAATGGCCATCTGGAACGGCGACACGGAAGTGACCGCCGACAACATCACCAAGCTGGAGGCAGCCGCCGACGCTCTCGACAAGCAGAACGCGCCTCTCTCGGTGCTCTACGCGCCAAAGGTGAAAGACTACAAGTCGCTTCCAACCAACCTCGCCGCAAGCTCTGAGCGCGTAAGCGTGGTTATCGCACAGGCTGGCAGCGGGACGGGCGCGAAACTCTACGCGGACAAAGGAAACGGCACCAAGGCCTCCGTGTCGGCCATCGGCGTGGCACTCGGCACGCTCTCAAAGGCGGCTGTGCATGAGTGCATCGCGTGGGTAAAGAACTTCCCGTCTGGCATCAGTGTGCCAGCTCTGGGCGACGGCAAGCTCATCAGGAACATAGACAAGGCGGAGCTGGAAAAGCTCGACAAAGCCCGTTACCTGTTCCTCAACACCGTGGTGGGCGTGGCTGGCAGCTACTGGAACGACAGCCACACCATGGACAGCGCGACCAGCGACTACGCCGCCATAGAGAACGTACGAACCATGGACAAGGCCGTCCGCGGAATACGCACCTACCTCACGCCGGAGCTGGGCGGAAACGTCTATATAGACCCCGACACGGGCAAGCTGCAATCCTACACCGTAAGCCACCTCGAAACGACGGCAAACATACCGCTGGAGGAAATGGAAAAGGCGGGAGAGCTGAGCGGCTACAAGGCGGAGATAGACCCCGAGCAGGACGTGCTCAGCACAAGCACCATCGAGGTGGTAATCAAGAACGTGCCCGTGGGCGTGGTTAGAAAGTTCAAGGTTAAAATCGGTTTTGTCAAATCCTTAGAGTAACAGCAGAATGAAAATACAGATTAAGAACGGCGTGCCTTACGTGAACGGTGAGGTCGTGGGCTGGGCGGACATCGTTGTTTCCATCGCGGGCGTGCCCGTGACTGGCATCACCGGCGTGGAATATGAGGACGACCAAGAAGTGAACGCCGTGTACGGCGCAGGCCGTTACCCCGTCGGCTACGGAAAGGGGCGCATCACGTGCAAAGGCAAAATTACCCTTTTGCAGGAGGAGGTCGTTTCCATACAGCGGCAGGCACCAAGCGGACGCTTGCAGGACATCGCGCCTTTTAACATCACCGTGAGCTACTTGCCCGCAAACGGCATGATCGTGACCGACAAGCTACGCAACTGCCTTTTCTCGAAGAACTCGCGCAGCTGGAAAGAGGGAGACACCAAGCAGGAAATCGACCTCGACCTCATCATGTCGCATATAGAGTGGCACAACAAATAAACATTTAAACAACAATAAACAGGTATTTAAACAGTATTTAGGCTATGGCAAAGATACAGGAACAAAAAGTATATGACGGCGGTGTTACCGCTGAGCAGGTGAAAACATGGAAAGGGCAGCACCGCAAGGTCGCCCGCATCGAGGTGGAAGACGGCGACGAAAAGCACGTCGGCTATTTCAAGCGTCCAAGCATGGAGACCATGGCGGCCAGCACCAAGGTGGCGAAGACCGACGAAGTAAAGGCGGGCGGCATCTTGTTCGACGGTTGCTGGCTCGGCGGCAGCGAGTTTATGCGCACCGACCCTGTTTTATTCGTGCCGACAATGGCACAGCTAAACAACATCATGCTCGGCGCGTCCGCCAGCCTAAAAAACGCATAACGTCGCACCTGCTTCGGGTGGACGTGGAAGACGGAGAGGAAGACAAGGATGGGTTCGTGAAAGCCTGTGCGCTCATTCGTTCCAACTTGCACATCGACCCGACGGCGGGCAGCGACGACGACTTCGCGCAATGGTACGCCGAGGCTTTGTGGCTGGAAGAAATAAGGCTGAAAAATCAAGCTGAGGTGTTAGCGCGCGTTTTGTCCGCTTTGTTCGGCGAGCGCAAATCCATGTAAATGGCATGGCAGAAAGTGGCGAGCAGATAGAACGGCATGACAAGGAGACCGACGCCAACGAGCACCGTTACCACCTTAGCCAAAAATAAAAATACCGTCTCTATCATAATTTTGCCGTTATATTTAACACGGCTGCAAATATAACAAAATAAATTGAACTATGCAAGTTTTTAATTACAATTTTAACATAAACGGGAATTTTTCTCAGTCCATTACCCAAATGACACAGCAGACCGACGCTTTCACGCAAAAGGCGCAGGGTGCCTGCGCGTGGTGTGAGAAATGGGCTGGAAGACTTGCAAAGCTCAATTTGGCATCGGACTACGTGCAGCAGCTCTCTGCCACATTCCGCAACTTCGGACAGGCAAACGTAGAGCTCGACAGTCAGATGCACGACCTTTCGGCTGTGGCTGGTGTCACTGGCGAGGGTCTTAAAACGATAGAGAACTACGCCCGCGAGAGCGCGAAGACGTTCGGATCGGACGCAGGCACGGCCGTGCAGGGCTACAAGCTGCTTCTCTCTCAGCTCACGCCAGAGCTGGGCAAATGCCCGCAAGCCCTCAAAGCCATGGGCGACGCTATACAGACGACCAGCAAGCTAATGGGAGGTGACGGCACGGCAGCGGCTGAGGTTCTGACCACCGCCATGAATCAGTACGGCGTAAGTCTCGCCGACCCTATGGAGGCCAGCCGCAAAATGGCTGAGATGATGAACACAATGGCAGCGGCCGGACAGGCAGGAAGCGCGGAGCTACCAGCCATCAAGGCGGCCTTGGAGCAATGCGGTATGGCGGCAAAGGCCGCAAACGTGAGCTTTGAGGAAACGAACGCCGCCATTCAGGTGCTCGACAAGGCGGGCAAGAAAGGCAGCGAGGGCGGCGTGGCTTTGCGTAACACGTTGTCGATACTCTCGCAGGGGCGTTTCTTGCCAAAGGACACACGCGAGGAACTGGAGAAAGCGGGCATCGACGTTATAGCACTGGGCGACAAGAGCAAGAGCCTGAAAGAACGACTCGAGATGCTGAAGCCCATACTTAGCGACTCGGCACTTTTCAGTAAACTTTTCGGCATGGAGAACGCCAACGCCGCCCGCGCGCTTGTGCAGGGCACCGACTCGCTGGCGCACTTCACTGAAGCTGTGAGTGGGACAAACAGCGCGGTGGAACAGGCGGGCGTTATCATGGAGAGTGCGGCTGAGAAAAAGGCGCGTTTCCGTCAAAAGATAGAGGATCTAAAGATAAGCTTCTCACAACTCACGGGCGGCGTGTCTTCTTACATCGGCATCATGGCAGGAATGCTCGTCCCCGTGTCTCAGCTCATGCCCCTTATACTTGGAACAGGCAAGGCCATCAAGTTTGTGGTAACGCTGAACTATGCCTCCCATCTCGGACGCATCGCCACCATGGCACGCTCGGCGGCGGTGAGCATCGCGCTCATGGGCAGCCAGACGGCCATCACAAACGGCATTTCTCTGGGCTTCGTCGGAAACGTGGGGCGCGCCACCCTCTCGCTGCTTCGCTTCGCCACCGCTGGCATCTGGTCTGGCATCAAGGCGTTGGGCGCGTTCCTGCTCTCTCTCGTCACCACTGGCGGCACGTCCGCCACGTTCGCGGGCATCGCGTCGGTGAGCTTCGGGGCTTTCAAGCTCTCGGCAGTCTCGGCGTGCAGGGCTGTGAGCATCGCCATAATGAACATCCCAATTATCGGCTGGATAACGGCGGCCATCGCCGCGCTCATCGCCGTGGGCGTTTACTTCTGGAACACGTCGGTGAAGTTCCGCGCGGTGCTGAAGGGACTGTGGGCGGCGTTCAAAGCCGTGTTTGTCGGCATCGGACAGCTCGCAAAGCAAACCTTCGGGGCGATAGGCGACCTCATAAAGGCAGCCTTTAAGCTGGACGCTGGGGGCATCACGGCGGCACTTAACAAGCTCAAGGGAGCATACAGCAGCTACGGCAAGGAGGTGGGCAAGGCGTTCAACGACGCTTACACCGCCGAAATGAAAGCGGGAGAAAAGGAGAACGCCAAGAAGACGGCCAAGAGGCAGGGCAAGCAGGCGGCGACATCGCCCGCAGGCGTGCCGAACGTGCCGACCCCGTCTGTGCCAGACGTTACGGGAGGCACGGCTGGGAAGACCAGCAGCAAGAAGACGGGCGGCGGCAGCGGCGGCAGTTCTGACAGCGGCGGCAAAATCCGAAACGTGAGCATTCACGTGGACAAGCTCGTGGAACGTCTGGAGATACACACCGCCAACCTGCAAGAGAGCGCGGAGCGTGTGAAGGACGTTGTGACGCAAGCCCTTTTGTCCGCCCTGAACGATACCAACTTAGCAATGGAGTAAAAAGGAAATGTTACCAATCAGTTTTAAGTTTGTGGCAACGTCCGCGGCCGTGCAGGCCAAGGGGTACCTCTACCGCTTCAAGCCCGCCCGCACGACGGCATCGCCAAGCTGGGACGGCGCGGGCGGCAGCATACTGGCCGAAGAAGTGGCAAGCCCGTACACAGATAAAAGTTTCTGGGCTGGCCGTTACGCGCTTTGCGAGCTGACATTCAGGAAAGAGAGCGGCGAGGAGCTGACGGTGAACGACGCGATAGCCGCCATATCGAAGCGCAAGAACATCGTCACCACCCAACTGGTGGGAATGGACGGAACCGTCAAGGAATACATAAACGACGGGGACTATGGCATCAACCTCATAGTGGGCGTGCAAGCCATCAAGGGCGGCAAAATCGTGGACGAATACCCATCCGACGGCATTACACAGCTGCGCAAGTTCTTCGACGTGAAAGAGGCCATTTATGTGCATTCTGAGTTCTTGGAACTTTTCGACATCAGCAAAGTGGTGGTGCAGGACTTTAGCGTGACGCAAGCCACACACAGCAACTACCAGCCCATCGAGTTGTCCCTGCTCTCGGACGGCGACTACAACGTGTACAGCACGGAATACAAATAAACGGTTAAACGGTATTTAATACCCCATTAAACGGCATTCATCATGTACAGGCTAACGGCAAAAATAGAGATAGCGGGCGCAAAGACGTGGCAGCTCGATTTTGTCACTGAGGTGGAAATCACCCGCGACACTGAGAAGCTGACAGACCTCTGCAAAATCACCCTGCCCAAAAAGATAAAGTGGGACGGCGAGACGGAAATCCCCGTGAAACGCGGCGACGCTGTAAAGGTGTGGCTCGGCTACGACGACAGCAACGAGCTGGCGTTCGTGGGGTATGTCAAGGAGGTGGGCTTCAAAACGCCCGTTGTTCTGGACTGCGAGGACGAAATGTTTAAGTTAAAGCAAATGCCAGCCGTTAAAAAGGCTTACAAGAGCGTGACGGTGGAGCAGCTGCTGAAAGACCAAGGACTAACGGACGTTAAGGTCATGGGCGAGCAGACGCTTGGCGCATACCGCGTGACGGCCGACACCGTGGCCAGCCTGCTGGGCAAGCTGCAAGAGAGCGGCATCCGTTCGTTCTTCCGCTACGAGGACGGCAAGCCTGTGCTTTACGCGGGTGTGATTTTCGAGCGGGGAACGTCTGCCTCTCAGGTCTTCGCCACTGGTCTGAACATCATAAGCGACCAGAGCCTCGAACAGCAGAAAGCCGACACCATGCGGCTGAACGTGAAAGCTGTGAGTATCATGCCCAACAACAAAAAAATAAAAGTGGAGGTCGGCGACGCTGACGGCGAACGCCGCACGATCACGACATACAACAAGACGGAAAGCCAGCTAAAGGCATGGGCGGAGCAGGAAATCAAGCGACTGAAACGCGACGGCCTCAAGGGTAGCCTTACGACATTCGGCTACAAGCTGGTCGACAAGCTCGACACGGTGGGCATCAAGATAGACGGCACGCCTATGGGCATTTATCAGGTTAAAAAGAATGTCATAAAATACGGCTCTGGCGGTTATCGGCAAGAAATA